CGAGTATGCACTGCACTGGTTGCTTGCGACCATTGACGGTGAATGCGGCCCGAGCAAAGAGTTCGAGGTGCCATTACGGCATCTGATCATCAAGGGCGGCCGCGGTAGCGCCAAATCACATAGCGTTGCCAGGATGTTTGTCAACATAGCCAAGAAGCATGCGATCCGCATACTCTGTACTCGTGAAACGCAGAAGAGCATTGAGGAGTCTGTGTATCAGTTGCTCAGTGACGTTATTACCGAGCTCGGTGACGACGAGTTCTTTGACAAGAAGAAAACCAGTATTGATGGCATGAACGGGTCCGCTTTCCTGTTTGCCGGCCTCAGACAGCAGGATGTTGCCAAGCTGAAATCGACTGAGCGCATTATGCTGTGTTGGTGCGAAGAGTCGCATGTACTCAGCGAGAAAAGCCTAGATGTCCTGACACCGACCATCCGTGAAGAGAACTCAGTCATCGTTTATACCTACAATCCCGAGCTCGAGGACGACCCGGTACATGCCAGGTTTGCTCTGGATCCACAATCGGATGTATGCGTGGTGACGCTGAACTGGCGTGATAATCCCTGGTTCCCGGCCGTCCTGGAAAAGGAGCGGCAGCGATCGAAACAAAAGGACAAGTCAGAAGGTCAGGTGAAATATAACTGGATTTGGGAAGGCCAGTGTTTGCCGGCAGTCGAAGGCGCTATCTTTGCAACGGAGGTTGCCAGGCTCAAGGAACAAGGTCGAATCAGGCCGCTGGATCATGATTCGAGTGGCAGGGTGCATGTGATCATGGACCTGGGTTATGGAGTGATGACGGCAATACTGGCGCAGAAGTTTGCCTCGACAGTGCAGATCATTGGCTACAAGGAGTTGTATCACAGCACCTATGCCGAGCTCACCAATGGCAACCAAAGCGGTACAGAGCCTGGACTGCTGAAGGAGTTTCCCAATTACCGCTGGGGTAAGGTGTTCATGCCGCACGATGCCAGTCACCGGGATCCGAAGTACGGCAAGAGTCATTACGAGGTAATGCAGGAACTGGGTTGGCAGACTGAAGAGATACCGCAGATCGGTGTCGAGAACTACATCGAGTCCGGTCGTGATCTGTTCAATAACATCTATATATCGGACAACGAGGATTGTGGCGTATTGCTGCGGTGTTTACGTCGGTGGCGCTACCAGGTGAGTGATACCAATACTGGCTCAATCAAGACCATGCCGCCGATGAAGGACGAGTTCTCGCATGGAGGTGAGTCATTTTGTTACACTGCCGTGGTCGCCGATCAGTTGGTCAATGATAGTGCAGTCATAGATAACCCATACAGAGGATTCGAAAGTGGATATGCGGCGTAAAGCAAGCCAAGACCTGATGAAGGATATCCGTGGTCGTTACACGATCATGTTTGACGCCGACCACGAGAACAGACTCGAGGCTATGCAGGACATGAAGTTCGTCAATGTCCCTGGCTGGCAGTGGGAAGACAACATGAAACAGGAACGTGGCTTGCGGCCCTGTTACGAGTTCAACAAGATTCGCCCTGCCGGCAAGCGCATCATCAACGAGATGCGCGCCAACAGACCGCAGGGCAAGGTCAGGGCAGTCGAAGGTGGTGACAAGGATACTGCCGAGATCAATGAAGGCCTGGTACGCAATCTGTGGAATGTCAGTGACGGTGATACGGTGATCGACTATGCGGCCGAGTACCAGGTGAATGCCGGATTCGGTGCCTGGCGCGTTGATACCGAATATGCCGATGACACCATGTTCGACCAGGACATCACCATTCGCTCGATCGAGAACCCGTTCTGTCTGTTCTGGGATCCGGCTGCCAAGGATTCGATGAAGCGTGATGCCGAGGACTGGATTCTAACCACCAAGATCAGCATCAAGGCCTTCGAAGCGAAATACGGCAAGAAAGCACAGAAGTCCAATTTCGAAGACTCACTCGAGTTCGATGACGATGAGGACTGGCAGGACGATGAGACTGTCCGCATTGCTGAGTACTGGTGGAAAGAGCCACACAAGAAAGAACTGTGGAAGGTCGAGCTCGACGGCGAGACTCTGGTAGTTGATTCTGAATCGGATGAGGCCCGCGGTATTGCCCCGGCAGCGATCGTTGATAGGCGTGAGGTAATGACCGACAAGATCATGTGGTGCATTGTTTCCGGCAAGTCTATCCTTGAAGGCCCGACCGAGTGGGCAGGCAAGCATTTTCCGTTTGTGGTGATCTTCGGTGAGTACGTAGTCATTGATGGTCGACCTTACTGGTGGGGCTTGCCGAGATTCTCCAAGGATGCACAACGGGCATATAACGTAACCCGCACATCGATCATCGAGACCACTGCTCAGGTACCAAAAACTGTATGGTGGGCAACCCCGGAACAGGCCAAAGGCCTTACCGATCAGTGGGCAACAGCACACAAAAAGAACCTGCCCTACATGCTGTATAACCCTGACCCCAAGTCACCAGGTCCACCGATGCGGATGGGCGCTGCCGATGTACCGATCGCACTGATACAAGAGGCTGCAATTGCTTCTGAGGAGATCAAGGAAGTGATTGCCCTGCCGGATGCCTCGATGGGCAAGACTGGTGACGAGAAGTCTGGCAGGGCCATTTATGCCCGTCAACAGCAGGGATCGATCGCAACATTCAATTATGCCGACAACATGGCAAAGGGCATTAAGCGCACTTACGAGATTATCATTGACCTGATACCGGAGATTTACGATACCGAACGTGAATTGCGGATATTGGGCAGTGACGGTGCCGAGGACTATGTGCGGGTCAACCAGGTTGTATTCGATCCGGCCGAGGGCCGAACGGTGCGGGTTAATGACCTGTCGACCGGCAAGTACGATGTCACCGTCACTGTTGGGCCGAACTTCTCGACACTGCGCCAGGAGGCTGCCGAGACATATATGCAGCTTACCCAGGGAATGCCCGAGATCATGGGCGTTGCTGGTGACCTGGTATTCAAGTCAATGGATTTGCCTTATGCCGAGGACATTGCAGAACGACTGAAGACATTACTGCCGCCACAGATACAGCAGATGATGGACAAGGAGCAGGATATTCCGCCCGAGGTCCAGCAGATGATGCAGCAGGCCGAGCAGGCTATGGCCCAGGTACAAGAATACGGGCAACTGGTGCAGGCAGCGAATGCCGAACTGCAAGAGGATAAGTCGGTCACCGAGCAGGCCAAAGCAGAACTCAAGCTCGAGGCCGCCAATGTACGAACTGCGCGGGCAGAGTTCGATGCACATATTGCCGAGACATTATCTGGCATGACCGAAAAGGGTGCCGCCCTGGTACAGCGTGAAGCTCAGTTGACGGTCAAGGGCGCCGAGGTAAAAGAGGCAGCGGTACGCGCCGGCGAAGAACTTGATGATCGTGAAGACACTGCCCTGGATCAGTCCGGGCGCGTTGATAGCATTCTGGCACAGTTCATGATGTCGGTTGACCAGGCCATGCTGAAGATCCGTGAGCACTCGGATATCACTGATTTGCAGTTGCAGCGCAAGCCCACAGGTGGAACTGTCAGGCGAGAGGGTGGTAGACTCACCGCAGATGTAGAATTTGACGATGGCAGCATGAAGAGTGTTGCCGCTGTCAGGGAGCAGGGAGGGTTACGTATTGTCCCTGCCGAACCCGACTCCGGGGATACGGGAGGCTAGATTCGCCGGGAGGCGCAACACTGAAAGGTGTATCCAATGGAAAACAGTACAGCACCGGCAGATGAAGGTTTCGCACCGACAGACCCCGGATTTGGTGCAGACGCGAGTCCAGAGCCAGAGCCTGCAGAACCTATAGAGGCGGATGCCAAAGTAGTGGAGCAGGAAGATGGCCTGGAAAGCGAAGGTGAGTCACCACCACCCGTCGAGGAAGACGACGACAAAAAAACCAATGCGTTTCAAGGACGCATCGATAAGCTGACCGAAAGTTTCAGGGATGCGGAACGGCGTGAGGCCGCTGCACTGGCCCGAGCTGAGAAAGCCGAGACAGAGTTAGCGTCACAACCGGCGCCGCAGGAACCAACGAAAACCCTGGAGGACTTTGATTACGATGAGGGCAAGTTCAGGGCATACCTGCATGATCAGACAGTAGCCGATGCACAGAATGCTGCAAAGGAAGTTGTTCGTGATTTCCAGGTAAACCAACGGACAGAGTCACTCAGAGACAAGTTCGCTGCCAGGGAAACGGCATTCGCCGAGAGCATTGACGACTATACCAAGGTCACGCAGGAACCGACCTTGCGTATTAATCAGCGAATGGCGGACGAGTTACGCGCCAACGAGTTAGGCCCGGAAATGTTCTACTACCTGGGCAAGCACCCGGAGGAAGCATCTCGTATCAATGGTTTGTCTGGCCGTGAATCAGACCGGGAGATGTGGAAACTTGAATCCACACTTCGCACGGAGAAGGCAAAAGCTCAGAGCAAGAAGGTCAGTGACGCTCCGCCGCCGCCAGCTAAGGTAAAGGGCGCACAACCCGGCTTTAAGCCGGCGACAACCGATCCAAAGTCAGACAAGATGTCTGATGCGGAGTGGTTTGCAGCGGAAGAGAAACGGTTAGTTAAACTGAGGGGATAGCCTATGGCATCCACTACGATTCTCACGCCGACCATGATCACGCGCAAATCGTTGGACGTTCTGCATCAAAAGTGCAATTTTATTGGTAACGTCAATCGTCAGTACGATGATCGGTTTGCTGAGACCGGTGCAAAGATTGGCACAAGTCTTAATATTCGGATGCCGCCGAAGTATGTCGTTAAGACTGGCGCCTCGATCTCGCACCAGGACCACACCGAGCGTTCGACTCCTCTGACGGTCAACAGTCAGTACCATGTGGATGTATCGTTCACGACTGTTGAACTGACGATGGACCTCGACGATTTCTCTGATCGGGTAATTGAACCCGCAATGGCGCAGTTGGCCGCGAAGATTGAAGGCGATGCTTTTGCAGTAGCCTACAAGCTCGTGAACAACTACACCAACGCAACGACAGATGGTCTTATGACCTACAAGCGTTACCAGCAAGGTGGTGCGAACATCACCAACCAGTTGGGCCCGCTGTCGCAGCGTTGCGCGGCTCTATCTCCTGATTCACAGGTTGAATTTAATGATGCCGTCAAGGGTCTTTTTCAATCCCAGGAGAATATTCGGCGCCAGTACCGTGAAGGCCTCATGGGTCGCACGGGTGGTTTCGATGTGTACGAGAACACGCTTGTTCCAAGTCACACCACTGGTTCCTTTGCTGGTTCCGCTCTAACGAACGGCACGGCATTGGGTACTGCTACCACCACGGCAAATACCTGGGTTTCGCAAACAGCTTTGTCGATCGATGGTGCTACCTCCACGACGGACCTCAAGGCCGGCGACATCATCACGATGTCGGGTGTCTATGATGTTCACCCGGAGACCAAGACCACTCGTGGCAAACTGAAGACGTTTGTCGTGCAGAGTGATGTGACGCTGACAACTGCAGCAACTGCTTACACAGTGACGGTTAAGCCTGGACTGATCTATGGTTCAGGTAATGCCTACCAGAACTGTGCGTTGAGCGGCGTATCCGATACTGACGGTTTGACCTGTACCCTGATCGGTGCGGTGTCGAGCGGGTTCGGTCAGGATCTGCAGTACCACAAGGATGCGTTTGTGTTCGCTACCGCGGACCTCGAGGATGTTTCCAGGTATGGTGCCTGGGGAGCTCGAGCGCAGAAAGATGGCATCTCGATGCGTGTAGCAAGACAGTACACGATCGCCGATGACTCTGTTCCATGTCGTATTGACGTACTCTGGGGATTTGCCGGGTTGTACCCGGAACTCGCCAACCGTCATATGTACGAGTTGGATCTGCTGTAATCGATCCGGGGAGGGTCGTAATGGCCCTCCCTTCTACAATTTGGGGCTGAAGTATGGGTAAGAAATCCGAGCAGGAAATTGCGCATGTGTATGTTGCTACGCCGGCATACGATGGCAAGGTTGATAGTGATTTTGCTGCATCACTAGCCAACGCATCATTTGCCTGTGCAGTGTTCGGTATTCGTATGACCGCAGCAACAATGGGCAATAGCTGCTTTATCGACCTGGCCCGCAATATGTTTGTCAGGATTTTCCTCGAAGAGCATAAAGACTGCACTCACTTCTTTTTTATCGACTCCGACCTGAAATTCGAAACCAGGGCAGTACCTGAACTGGTCAGGCACTGTACACCGGATCGTCCCGTGGTAGCTGGCGCATATCGGCGTCGTAATCCCGAACTCGAGGATTACCCTATCGTGTGGTCACCACACCCGGACATAAAGGGTGAAAATGGTGAAGATACTCTGTGGATGGACAAAGATGACTGGCTAATGGCGGACCGGGTAGCGACCGGGTTTCTGTGCATTCGGCGTGAGATTCTCGAGGAAATGTCACAGGACGTCGAAAAGATTCATGTACAGAACCAGGCACCGATTCCGCGGTTGTTTTATACCTACATCGATGATGAGGGCCGTTTTGTTGGTGAGGACTTTGCCTGGTGTACTGACTACGTCAAGAAGTACGGCAAGAAGATCAGTGTCTGGACTGACTTTGATTTTGTGCATGGCGGGCTGGCTTGTAACTACTCCAAGTGGCTCAGAAAAGAGGTAGAGAAGTTCAAGTGGAACCGTGAAAATACGGAACCCAAGCTTGGACAAAAACGCAAAGGGGCAGCGTAATGGAATTACTGATTGGTTGTGGAAATCAACGCAAGAAGCAGGTAACGATACCGGACATACCCACACAGTGGACCGACCTGGTTACCCTGGATATCGATGAAGACTGCAACCCGACATATTGTCATGACCTGGAGAACCTGCCGTTGCCGTTCGATGACAATATGTTCGATGAGGTGCATGCTTATGAGGTGCTTGAGCATACCGGGCAACAGGGTGACTGGCGATTTTTCTTCAACCAGTTCTACGAACTCTGGAGAATCCTGAAACCTGGTGGTTACCTGATCGGCACCTGTCCGATGTGGGACTCCATGTGGGCATGGGGCGACCCTGGTCACAAGCGCATAATCTCGTCTGGGTCACTGGTATTTCTGTCGCAGAAAGAATATGCGGCCCAGGTTGGCAAAAATGCGATGACCGATTATCGCAAATATTGGGACGGTGATTTTGACCTGGTTGGCAAGGACGAGAGTAGTGATACTTTCGGTTTTGTGCTCCGGGCAGTTAAGTGACCGACTTCTTTGATGAACTGGAGAAGGGCAATGCACTAGCAGATTATTTCAGTGATCTGCAGCAGCATTATCTGGATCAGCCAAACGAGGTCTCCCTGGAAACATTCGCATTCTGCAATGCGGCCTGTAGTTTCTGCCCGTACCCGAGCCTTGATCGCAAGGGCGAGAAAATGCCCGACGAGCTCATTGACAAGGTCATCGAAGAGATGTCCGGGTTCACCAAACCGTTCTTTTTCTCGCCATTTAAGGTCAACGAACCATTGCTGGATAAGCGATTATTCGATATCTGTCAGCGGGTGGTTGCCAATACTATGGCAAGGTTGCGCATATTCACCAATGGCGCACCACTGAGCCAGGCCAAAATAGAGGCTATTGCCTGTCTTGATCGGGTTGAGCATTTGTGGATTTCACTGAACTCGCATATCGCCGAGGACTACCAGGCACTGATGTCGATCCCGTTCGAGAAGACCGCAAAACGCCTGGATAATCTGCATAGTCAGGATTTCCCGCACCCGGTAGTACTGAGTACTGTGGGCTATCCCAATGAACCGTTCAGGATGTACTGTTTTGATCGTTGGCCCAAGTTTCAGTCTGTGGCTATACAGAGATCGGAGTGGTTGGGGTATACTGACTCGCAGATTGACACTGTGCCGGATACACCTTGTTCGCGGTGGTTTGAGTTGTCGATCATGTCTTCCGGCGTAGTGTCGTTATGCTGCATGGACGGTGAGGGTCAGTTTCCCATTGGGGATATCAGCAAAAACTCGCTCCTTGAGGTCTATAATGCACCACACTGGAGACAGAGGAGGGAGCAGTTGTTGAGCCGGCAGCATTATCCTGCTTGTGAGACCTGCACATACTGAATGGCAATCACCAATATCCAGCTCATTGATGACGCACTGCGCGAAATCAATGTAATCTCCGAGGTCGACTCGGCAAGCTCAGATCAGGGTGCCATAGCCTTGCGCCGGCTGAATCAAATGATGGAAATGTGGCGCGAAGACGGCATCGACCTCGGCTATTATCCGCAAGCAGACACAACTGCAACCTGTCCGATACCTGACTGGGCTGAATTGGCAGTAACTACCGGCCTGGCAGTCAATGTAGCGCCAAGATTTGGCGCCAGTGCATCCGCAGAACTTATCGGCGTGGGCTCAAGTGCCTATAACACGATGCTGCGCAAGTCGTTATCGGAGAAACTCGACAATACCGACATGACGCATCTGCCGATCGGCCAGGGTCACTTCGGTACCCGTTACGATATCACCACGGACAACTAATGGGCATAACCGTCAACCTGGGCCATTACGGTCTAGTCGACCTGGGGTTTGATCTACCCAAATTCGATATTGATGATGCCGATCACCGCAGATTATTTGCCGGTGAATACGATCAACCCATACCAGGCCTGACGGCAGCCGAGGAACAATCCGTTCGCGAAGCTACATCAGAAAATATGCTGGCGCTCGGCTCTGCAATCCCGGCTATGGCGGTCGCGGGTTGGACCGGCATTGGTGCCGGCGCGACGAAAGATGGTTGGGATCTGAATCGTGCAGTTGATTATATTCACAAGGCAGAGGACAAGTTTACTTACAGTCCCAAGGGTGAACTGGCACAACAAACACTGGCAGATGCTGGCAAGGGCATCGAGAAGATTGGCAATTCCATGCTGCCTGCCCGTGAGGCGTACCACAACTTCATGGATCCATTGGTTGGCCCGGAAATAGCTGGCGGAATCTATGCCGGTGGACAGGCTGCCCTGGCACTCGCACCAATGGCACCACTGCGGGCAATTACCCGCGGCTCTGAGCGTCTTGGCAGCATGGCCGGTAAGTACCAGGCAGGCCGGGTTGCTGCAGAGATGGATAAGATGCGCCCGGATGCGCCCAGGTCACGACTATTAACCGATCAGCGTGAACCAGGCCGAAGCATTCCAGAAACCAATGCAATGTCAACCGACCGGCAATTCGCTGAGACTACCCTGAAGCACGACCCGACTGCACCCACAAAGGCGGCAATAGCGACCAACACGCTTGCAGAACAACTGCCCAGACAACGTGGCGGCCCGGTTTTGTCACCAACAAAACCGAAATTTACACAGCAGAAACTCAAGGTTCCAGCTGTGTCAGAAAAATGGCGCTTTAATGCACTGGAAAACAGGGAAGGTGGAACTGTGGATCTTTTGATCAATCCAGATGAGGCAGCATTGGCACGATTTGCCGGTCGGGACAATCCTAATGTTCGATTCATGATTGAGGATGACACAGGTGCTCTGTATGTTTGGGAAGCAGAAACGGCAATTCATGATCAGGTCATTGAGGCAATTCCGAACTTACATCGTGAGAATCTGAATATATGGAGCGATTACCCAGTCAAGGCGAATGAGTTATTCGATGAGTTCAGAAATTGGGAAGAATATTTCCCTGAACGCTTCGAGGGTCCACGCGGCATGGAGGCAGATCGAATTACAGGCGCAATGAAGGATGCAATGCGTCCAGCAGTGTGGGAATACGCCAGGGCGAACGAAGCGCAGAAGTCGGTCACGCCTAAAGAGCCGAAAGAGTGGGGCGCTGCATCGCATGAAGCAATTGCTGCACGAGAAGATGCTGGCAGAATTACTGCCAGGACGGTAGATCCAGGCGCCGACTTCGAGCTCAAGTCGCAGCAGTACCTGGTTGATGAAATGCGAACCGAGCTCGACGCGCGCCGGGTTGCAGGTGAAGCGACCAAGACGGTCGAGAAGCAACTCGCAGTTGAGCAACGTCGACTCGAAAAGCTGAAAGCAAAACAAGACAAGCAACCGTTGTCCAGGGTCGATCCAAAACAACGGGGTGGGCCCAAACCACCGGACAAGCCAAAGATGGACTTCGGTTTCAGGGAATCGGCAATCAGAAAGGACATGAAGGGGTTATACCTTCCTGAGAATGTCGCCAAAATGTACCACGACAATAAATTTACTGTGGTCAGGTATGACGGCAGTTCGTTGCGTAATGCAAATGTTACTGAGTGGGTGGTGTTTGATGCAAATGGCAAAATGTATAACCACCCAGAATTTGACACTCTTCGTGATGCACGGGAGTGGGCTAATGCAAGGCAAACCGGCATAGAACCGTCTGCTCCGGTGCCGGCAAGAACCGGGCAGACAACCTTGAACGAGATGGTCGGACCAGAGGACGTTGGTCGAATTGGCTATGGCAAGGATTTTGTTTACGACAAGCCCACGGCAGATCAAAAGTCGGTCATTGCCCTGGGTAACCTGCAGCGTGGCGCCCCAGAAGCAGCAATGGTCAAAGTACAAGCCACGACTGGTGGTGGTGTGCTTAATCCAGTGGTTGAGCATGTTGGAGATATTACGCACCGCATGACAGAAGCAACCGCTTTATCTTTTGATATGGGTTATGAGTTTGTTGCACCAAAAGTCACCCGTGGATTACATGCCCTTACTAGTGGCTATGGATTTGAGCGCGAAATGCTTGAGAACATTGCCGCCAATGCGCGCTTTGCAAAAGAGAATCCGCAGTACGGTCCAGTTCGCACTGCAGAAGAACTTGATGCTGCGTTGAAAGTGTATGCCGATGAGCATCGCAAATTACCTGTATACAATGAAATGCAACGTGCTGCCCGTGATGCAGCGGTTGCTATCGGTGAAAAGAATTGGGCTGCCGCAATTAAGGAACTAAGAACCCTTGATGAGGTATTAAAAAAAGGTCCAGAAGCATGGTCATGGGCAGCATCTAAGTTTGATAAGGCATTTGACAAGCAACGCGGATCCCTGGGTGAGAACAAGGGCGATCCGAAGATCAAGAAGCAGGGCGCCAATGCCCTCCTCCAGGGTGGTGAATGATGACCATGTTATTGATGAGGATGAATACCCAACTCAAGGCATGTCACCGGAAGAGGTGTCTGCTGCAGTTCAAAAGCTGTTGCTATCTAAGCGACATTAACCCGGCCTCGGGCGGATGACATGAGACTCAACCTCCCACTGTATTCCTACCAACTTCGGTCCCGGCCGGCGAGCCCCGCCAGGTTGGTTAACTGCTTTCCAGAAATCCTCCCTGCCGGGGCAAAAACGCCGGTAACGATAACCAGAGCCCCAGGTATCAAGGCGTGGACAACGGTCGGGACCGGACCTATTTATGGCATGTATGCCAATGCCGTGGAGTTTGCCAGCGGCCGCCAGGACTATCTGTATGTGGTATCTGGCTCTGAGTGGTATTACGTAAACTCGAGTGGTGTAGCAACACTGATCGGTGACATTGGCACACCGAACAGGATCGACATGGACTCCAATTCAGATACCGTGGTACTGGTCAATGAACCGCGAGCTTATTATTGGGATGGGGCTACTTTCGGTGAGATTACCGATGATGATTTTGTTTCTCGTGGTGCCGGTGATGTCGAGTTTCTGGACAAGTTTCTGGCATTTCGCGAGCCAAATTCCTCGAGATGGTTTATTGCCGATATAGGTTCTGCGACCTCATTCGATGCACTGCAATTTGCAATAGCAGACGATGCCCCTGATGAACTGGTTGGCATGAAAGCAGATCGCGGCATCATGATCAATTTCGGTGTGACCACTACCGAGTTCTGGGAAAATACCGGGGTTGCCGGGTTCCCGTTCGAGCGCATCATCAATGGCACGATCCAGGTCGGTTGCCTGAATGCGAAGACCATTGGCCGGGTATTTGATCAGATAATCTGGGTTGCTGACGATTACACGGTACGGCACTTTGAAGGTTTGGTGCCGATCAGAATATCGACCCATGCCATCGAGCAGAAACTGTCATCAGAGACATCGATCGAGGCATTCACCTACGAGCAAGAGGGTCATTTCTTTTATTGCCTGACCACTGACTCTGGTACTTATACCTATGACATCGTCACCCAGGAATGGTCAGAACGTGAGTCTTATGGTTATACCAATTGGCGACCAAGGCACCATACATTATTTGCTGCCAAGCAACTCGTTGGTGATTCAGACTCGAACATGATTGGCTGGCTTGATTTCGACACAGCTACAGACTGGGGCTATAAGAGCCTGGGATTACTGATTGACCAGCAAGACCTGTCTGCATCGTCGTGGACCAATGTTCGTAGCAGTGAAACTGTTGATGCCATTATCGCACCGGACGGTTCTGTAACCGCAGATAAACTGGTTGAAGACGGTACCGCAACGAACAACCACTACATCACTCAGACAACCAAAGCACATACTTCCGGCGCAACTATTACAGTGGGCATTTTTGCCCAGGCCGCAGAACGTGACTGGTTTGCAATATATGAAGCAGGTTCTGCTGACGGTCGTTATTTCGACCTGTCGACCAGTGCCCTTGGTAGTGTTCTGGTTGGCGCGCCGGCAGCGAGCAAGATTACGCATGTCGGTGGAGGCTGGTACTTATGCCAGATTACTGTTGTTGCAACCGGTACGACGTCCGAGTTTCGTTTTCATTTGTCAGACGGTGATGCGGGCCTGACCTATTCTGGTGATGGTTCTTCTGGAACTTACTTATGGGGGGTTCATGGCAATGAAGGCACGGTACTGAACAGGTACCTGTCAGATACACAACGTATGGAGTGGACTTACCAGCCAGTGTATGCGACCGGGCAAAGGGCATTCCATGATCGTTTCGAGATCATACTCGAGACTGGTGTTGGTGCAACCATCGGCCAGGGTTCTGATCCAAAGATCATGCTGCAGTACTCTGATGACGGTGGTAAGACCTGGATATCGTTGCCAGATAAATCATTGGGCGCCCTGGGTGAGCGATTTACTCGGGCTATCTGGTATAACCTTGGTTCTTCCAGGCAGCGGGTTTATCGGGCTGCAGTGAGTGATCCGATACCGATAACAGTAGTCGATACCATCCTCGAGGTGAAGGGCGGCAGATTGTAATGGCCGGGCTGAAACCATTCCGTGAGGTGCCAAAAGACTTGCGTGAGTGGACGCGATGGATGCGAGCACAACAACTATCGTTGTGGGAGATAGTCGATTTTACCGGCGACCATACACTCATACATGCCAATAAGGACAAGATTCACCGTTCCCTTGGGCCGGCAAGTACCGAGGTCGTGGTACCAAAGAACATCTTTGAGCTCGGACAGCAGATTGTCATTGTGCAGTGGGGAGCAGGCAAGCTGACCCTGGTAGAGGCTGCCGGCGTTACGCTGCAATCACCAACTACGCTGGTATTTAACGAACGCTACGGCAGTATTACCATTATCCAGGTCGATACAAATATCTGGATGGTTGCTGGCAGGATGGCAGCGTCATGACGTTGCCACCAAGTTTACTCGACCCGATTCTGCACACCTCGTCGGCATGGGATCCGATTATCCGCCCTGACGATTTTTCGGTGGTCGAGATATGGACCGATGGTGGTCCGGTTTATGACCTCAATAGCCTGGTTGTCGGTATGACCACCACCAGGATCAGCAGTTTCGATCTGTCCCAGGACGGCACCCGACTGATTCTGACAAACACAACCGATGACACGATCGAGTGTTTTACGTTATCAACACCATTTGATTTTTCCACCGGCACCAAGACCAGCAGTCGTGCCGCTACTAATGCTGTTGGTATTCGCTGGAATCGTGACGGTGATGGTTATTCGTATCAGGACACGCTGGACGATATGTTTTCATACTCGGCTATCAGTACCTGGGAAGTCAGTGCTGGCAGCGACACACTTGGCTCGCAGGCAGATAAGACTGAGTGGGGCCATTCTGGTGCGACTGATGGTCATTGCTGGTTTAATGATGATGGCACGGCAGCGTATCACTGGATTGAAGTCAGTTCACAGACAACTTTAGCCCGCGCCGAGCTCGGTACGGCATATGATCTGGATACAATCGGCACGATCGCAAGTCAGGACTTCGAGCCTCCAAGGGGCGGCCTGGTAGTCAGGGAACACTCCTATACCGACCCGACCGAACAATACATTTATGATATGGGGTCTGAGATTTTAATCTTTGGAACCTATGCAGTACTCGGTGACGTTACCAGTATAGTGTGGGATACGGTCAATACACTGGACTTATCATCTTACGGAGTAATGGGGCATGTCTGGGTAAGTGATGACGGCAAGGTAATTTACTGCTCGTCTGATGCTGCCTCGACACCGAAGATAATCAAATTGACAGCAACGTAGGAGAACGATATGGAAGGCGACGTTAGTACAATTGAACTGGTTTTAAGGTGGTTGTTCGGTATGGCAATTGTGTATGGTGCCTATCTTGGTTACAAAAAGCTCAGAGCCAGGAGTACTGCAAAATCTGGTAGTGGCTCTGGTGCGGGTGGCAAAGGCAGAAAAACCCGGCCCAAATGAACCAACTGCAGAAATCCCGCGAAGATATTCTGGCTCTGGAGGGGGCGATCAGAAAACTGCCTCAACTAGAGCCAGATCTGCACCACCATTTTGCGCCTGGGGTCTATGCCAGGGAATTGCGGCTGCCAAAGGGTACGGTTCTGACCGGCAAAATTCACAAAACCGAGCATTTGAACATTATCTCTGCCGGAAAAATCGCGGTTCAGTCAGAAAACGGTAATTCTGTTATTATCGAAGCGCCGCATACAATGGTATCGAAACCAGGCACAAAGCGGGCAGGTTATGCCCTTGAGGACACGGTCTGGACCACGATCCATGTAACAGACGAGACAGACTTGGAGATTATTGAGGAGCAGGTAATTGCAAAGACCTTTGAAGAGGTTGATGCGCTTTTGGAACAAGATTCCAGGGAACTACTCAGTGGGAGTTAGGGTATGAGTTGGTCAGCAACAATTGGTGCAGCGAATGACCAGACAATGGCATTCATCACTGGTCATCAGGCAAGAAGTGCTGCAAGGCGTGACCGTAAATTCAAGCAAAAAGGTCTTGACGAACTCACGCGGCAATTTGATGTAACCCGCGAAGATTACGCTCCCTGGCGTGAGGCTGGTGAGCGCGCTATTGGGCGTATGGAAGACCCAACAGCATTTGAAGAATCCCCTGGTTATGCTTTCAGACGCAAAGAAGGCATGCGCGATATGGAGAACATTTTTTCTGCCAAGTCAGGTGGTGGAAATGCGATGCGAGCACTCAACGAATATAACCAGAACCTGGCAACCAACGAGTTCGGTTCCTGGTGGAATCGGCAGGCTGGCATGGCCGGCATGGGTCAGACAGCAACTACCGGTACCGCAGCTTACACCACACCAGTGACCGGACAAAAGGCAAGCATCTACAGTGCAATGGGCGATAACGCAGCGTCCATTGGAATGTGGAATGCTGCCAACATGGCAAACGCAATGAACTCCGGTGCCAGTAACATGCTCTATGGATGGAACAAGGCACAGCAGAATATTCCACCGACATCTGGTGCCGGGACTGGTGGCAGTGGCGGCGGAGGTATTGGCATCCCAGCAAATTTCGGTGGCTATATTGGGGGACCAATGTCTGACATTCGTCTCAAGGAAAACATCGAGTCTTGTGGTGAATTTGCCGGGTTGCAGTTTTATACCTGGGACTGGAACGATACTGCCAGGGGACTCGGCATTGATGACCCGACTACGGGCGTGATCGCACAAGAGGTGCAAAAGACTCACCCGCATGCTGTGTCCGAAAAGGATGGTTACCTGATGGTCGATTACGATAAGTTGTTTGGAGGATAAATCATGGCCGTGCAACTACCTCCGTTACCGAACAAAATGAATGTCGCAGCTATTGACCAGGCGGCGCAGCAACATGAATGGAATGCACTGAGAAATGAGCAAACGAAGTATGCGTTCTCAGAAGACCAGCGCATTGCTAACACCAAATGGGCGGCCGCGGCTAGTCAGCAAGGCCTTGAACTAATGCAGCAAAATCCAGAATCATTTCGCGCTTTTATGCCGAACATGATTGCCGAGGGACAGCGTCGTGGTGTCTGGCAGGATTTCCCGTTCGACCCGGCCACAGCAAGTTCTGAAGAGGCTATGGTTGGTTTACAGAATATGAACCAGGACATGATGATGGGGCTGGCAGGCCAACCAGACCCACTAACGAAGAATGACATTGTTGGGGTGCATGGTGAAGACGGCCCTGAATACGTCCGACCGTCCGATGCGCTCGGCGAGCGACCCTATTACAACCCAACAAGAGCACCGCAGATACCGGCAAAGATTCAGCAGGCCGAGTGGTGGATGAAAGCCGGACCCAAGCAACGTGCCGGGTACATGCAAGCGAATTATGCTGGCAGCGTAAAGGATATCAACGGTGTACCTACCTGGGTATTTCCCGGTGGTGAACAAATGTCTTTGACGACCATTGATGAAGAGTCTGCCGGGCAGTCACGGATTGCTGCTGATGTTGCTGGTAGTCAGGCCACAGCGCGCGGTGCTTCGGCCAGGGACCAGGAATTTATTGATGTAGGACAACGTCAGGCCGATGCAACTGCAGTTATACGCAGAGGCATTCAATTGCTTGATGTTGTTGGCACTGGCAGGCCCGGAGAAATTGCGCTGGCGGCGAGAAACCTGTTTGGTATTGCTGGTGCTGATGAAACCGAACTCAACGCCAATCTTGGCAAGGCAATACTTTCTCAATTACGTACAGTGTTTGGCGCGCAGTTCACTGCCGGCGAGGGTGAGCGACTCGAGTACATCGAGGCAAATTTTGGTAAGTCGACCGAGGGTAACCGTAGATTACTGCAACAGGCACTGAAAATAATGGAACGTGCGGCACGGCGCGGCATTGAAGCAGCAACCCGTGCCGGCGATGAATTTGCCGCCAAAGAAATTCAGGATGCACTGGACTTTACCCTGGAACCACTGACAGAGTCTGGTGGTTCCAGGATGCACTATGACACTGAAGGGCGCCGGATCGAATGACACAGGAAGTACAATCTGCTGACGGGCAAATCCACGAATTTGCCGATGGTACCGCACAAGAGGTCATCGACAGGGTCATGCTCGAGTATGCTGAAGAACAACCACGCACCCTGTCAGAGAAGGTCTGGCGTGGCATGAAGCTTGGCGGCCGTTACCTTGCAGAAACACCAGGACTTGCCGTTGCAGGCCTGAGTGATACGCTTGCTGTTGGCATAAATTATGGCATTGAAGGCGTTGATCGTGCCGGGCAGGCTATGGGTGATGAACCGCTCGATTACAGGCTGCCTACTAATCGTGCGCAGACAGTATACGAAGGCTTTACCGATATCACGGGCGTAGAGCCAGAAGACAAGGCAGAACGCTATAGCGAGGCTATCAGTCGTGCTGGGGTGATGTCTTTGGCAGGGATAGCGACCGGGGCTCAAATGGCGCAACAGGCGACCTCACCAGTCACCAGGGCGGTTGGTCAGACAATGGCGCAGAATCCCGCCAATCAGGCAGTTGGTGTCTCTACGGGCATGACAGCGGCGCATACGGCCGCAGAAGAGGGTTATGGCCCAACAGCACAAATGGTGGCAGGGATTGGAGGAGGTGCGGCACCAATGGCACTTACCAACATTCCTGCGGCCGCGGTGCGCGGAGCAGTCAGGGGCGGCCCGGCAGGTCGCCAGTCTATGGCGAATACCGTCGATGACTTTCACCGGGTTGGTGCCGAACCATCCGTAGCCCAGGCAACCCAGGGACGAGTAGCCCAGGCAACTGAGGGCGCCATGTCACGCGCTCCGGGTAGTGCCGGGCGTATTACTGGCGCTGCAGAACAGCAAGCCGACGACCTTGCGGCAGGACTTGAAGCAAGGGCAAATCAGCTTGCCGGCAAGACATCGGCTGAACGTGCCGGGCGCAGTATTACTGAGGGGATCAGTGGCAAGGATGGTTTTATTGACCGGTTCCGTGCTACACAAAAACGACTCTATGACGAGCTCGAGGTGCTGGTCAGGCCAAGAACGAAGGTCAGCGTAGAAAATACCGTTGAGACCCTGGACGAGATGACCGGCACTATTGCCGGCGCTTCACATACTTCAGAGGCAATATCCAACCCAGCACTACGTCGTATTTATGATGCCCTGTATGATGATGTGGCGGCATCGGCTAATGGTCGTTTGCCGTTCAGGGCACTCAAGGAATTGCGGTCCAAGGTCGGTGAGAAACTATCCACTGTCGGGTTGGCAGACGATATCAGCAAGGCCGAGTGGAAACGCCTCTACGCTGCACTGAGCAAAGACATGGAGACAGCAGTTGCTGCTAGTCAGAGCCCACAAGCCAGGCAAGCCTGGTTACGTGCCAATAACCATACCAATGCAGGCCACAATCGCATCGAGGTTATTGAGTCGGCACTGAAACGCAAAGGCGGGCCCGAGAAAGTATTTGCTGCGGCAATGTCAGGCACCAAGGAAGGTGCAACTGTGTTGCGTTCGGTAATGCAATCGCTCGATCGTGAACACCAGAAGATTCTGACAGCAACCGTACTGCGCCGAATGGGCCTGGCAAAACCCGGTGCTCAGAATGAACTCGGTGATGTTTTTAGTACCGAGACATTTCTCAGTAACTGGAACTCACTCAGCCGGGAAGCAAAGCGCACCTTGTTCGATCGTTATGGTCCTGGTTTCCGTAATGACATGGATACCTTGGCCCGGGTTGCTGCAAATCTTCGTGGTGGCTCGCAAGTCTTCAGAAATCCGTCCGGTACTGCCCAGGCCGCAACGCAGAATATGACCATTGGCGCTTTTGGCCTGGCAGTAATATCAGGTCAACTTGAAACTGCTGCAGGGATCGCTGCCGGTGTTGGCGTATTGAATGGGTCGGCACGACTAATGACCAGCCCATCAGTGGTCAGGTGGCTGGCAAAATCAACGAAGTTTCCCGTGGAACAAATGCCGGCGCGGATCGCTGCACTGGCAACCCAGGCCAAAAGCACGGGTGATGAAGACCTTGCGTTACTTGCAGTGATATTGCAGGACGCAACCAAAGAGGCACAGCAATGAGTCAGTTATTTTATATCCCGCAAGCAGTTCGAATTAATTCGACCGGTACACCGTATGCATCGGCCGAAGCTAACTTCTATCTGACCGGGACCACTACCAGAACCGATACATACACGGACTCGGCCCGCACAACCGCTCACGCCAACCCGGTCGTGGCTGGTGCTGACGGGCAGTTCGCACCTATTTACCTGGACCCTGCCATCACCTACCGGTGCATTATCACCGAAGCATCGGCTGGTGCAACCATCAAGGATGTTGACCCGATCGGCACACCATTGACATCGTCAGATATTCTGGTGGTCGATAGTGGTGGGTACTTTGCCGGCACCGAGGTCGAGACTGTGCTTGCCGATCTGGGCGCTAATTATGCCAAGTTATCTGCAGCGAACACCTGGTCTGCTGACCAAACACTATCCGGTGCTGACTGGAAATTTGCCGATAATGTCGCCGAGAGACCGGAACTCAAGGACTTTTCGGTAACGCACAATACTATCTCGAGCTCGTCAGGAACCCTGACCATCGACTTATCAACAGGAAATAGTTTTCAGACCCTGCTGACCGAGAATATCTCGACCGTAACTATCAGTAACCCGTCACCGACAGGCAAGTTTTGTCAGTTCACGTTGCGGGTTATTCAAGACGGTGCTGCTGGCGCTTATACGGTTGCCTGGCCTGCTGCGGTGTTGTTCCCGGGTGGTACGGATCCTGTTATCTCGACCGGTAATGATGCAGTAGATGTCATTACGGCATTCACAACCGATGCCGGTACTGCCTGGCACGGGAACTTCTCACAGGCATACGCATGAGCCTGATGACGTTACTTGTCAGCAGTGGCGCCGCTGGCAATGCAGTGACCTTACCGACTGGGGTTATTGGCAATGCTGGTCTTGATAGCATTGTTTACTCTGGTTTGAAGTTCGATAGTGATGGTAATCTTTATAAACGCCAGACTGGCGGAGGTTGGTCAAGCCTGGGAGCGTGGTTATTGAATGGCAGCGCATCTAGTTTCTATGTTGGTCGCCGGGTTGATGACGGTACCCTGACTACCGATGCCGGCGGTACTTTGGCTGCGCCATTACAACTGAATACGGATAGAATCTTTGATGTACAGAGATCGGCTTTCGGCACCAAAGAGGCAACCACTTACTTCGAGCTCGGCAATCAGTCAGATGGCAGCAATGTCATGGATAGTGATTCATATACCTTTACCGCAGAGAAGTTGAACCCGGCATGAATATCACCGCATTCGATATTGCACAGCGATTTGTTGGCATCAAAGAGGTCGGTGGGTCGGTGGACAATCCACAGATCATGGCAATGTTGAATCTCGATATGAAATGGCCCAAGAATGACGAGGTGCCGTGGTGCAGTGCGTTTGTCAATTACGTTTGCTGGCTATTGAGACTGCCAAGGTCTAAGGATTTGCGGGCCAGGTCGTGGTTACAGGTTGGCAGCAATGTCCACCTGGACGATACACGCACCGGCGATATTGTTATTTTGAAGCGGGGCAAGGGCGACCAGCCTGGACCGGAGGTGATTGATGCACCTGGGCATGTTGGTTTCTATGCGGGCCGCTTTGGTAGTTTCATCGAAGTTCTCGGTGGCAATCAGTCGGACACAGTCAAGGTGTCACGGTATCCGGTCACCAATTTGCTTGGTGTTAGAAGATTAGGGTAGCGCAGAAGGTATGGTGGCATGCGCGCCGTGGTGGGACATGCGCGACCTATAGCCACTGTGCTGCCCTTTCAGGAGATATGCTATGAACAAACCATCGTCAACAATCACGGCAGCATTTCTAGCCAGTCAGTTAGTCGTCGTTGTTTGGGCGCTCGTGGATCAGTTTACGGCAGTGGAAGTTTCTGCTGTGCTGTCGGCTGAGACCGCAGCTTTGGCGGCCGGCATAGTTGGCTACTACAAGAAAGAGAACGTACTGAAATGACTTGGCTGAAATCGACATGGACTGCAATAAGTGCCGGTTTTCTGGTGTTGCTTGCTATCTTTGCTGCTATGTCGGCGAGCCGGCAGAAGGGCGTAGCCGACAAATGGAAAGACAAGGCTCTGGATATCGAGCTGGGCAATGTGAAGAAAGGCACGACTACTGCTGTAGCGGCGAGCACTCAGGCGAAAAAGCACGACGCCAAGGCGGATGAAATCAGGGCCAAGGCAGAGGCAAGGCTTAACCAGGCAGGGGAAAAGGATGAGGAAATTAATACTTTGCTCGATCGTTGGCGCGCTTAGTGGTTGTGCGTCGGTCCCGGCTGAGAATCCCTGGGACGGGCTGACGACCGAGACCAAGGCCGCGGCGGCACCACTGGATTGTGGCAAGTTCCCGCTACCGACTGAATCGAGTGACAGTACTATCACCTATGACGTTGCCGGCATGAATGACCTGGAGGACTACAGGCAGTGCAGCGAGGCCAATGAGGCAATTGCCGGCGAGCACGTACTGCAGATCGGTCAGTTGAAACTCGCCCGCAAAGGCCTGACCGAAGCAGGACAGGCACAGCGACGCATAGCCGACATGAAACAGATCATGCTCGAGGATGAACGCCGGCATCACTTTTGGCAGAGCCTGGGTTACTGGGTACTGATAGCGGGAGCAATAGCATTATGAAAATTCGAATGCCAAGCTTGTCGACGCTGTTCTTTTTGCTTGCAACAGCGATCGTAATATTTCTGATGTCGCCAGCCTGGGCAGATGATGATCATTACAATCTGCGTGGCAGCACCAGCTTGTCGCAATCCAGTGCGCTATCTAATAGTGGTGACAAGTCATTTGCGATCGGCGGGTCCGATGCTGATATTGCTGGTTGTCGTTTCACCGAGGGCGGACTGACCATACAGTGGACCCGTAAGGACAAGTTCTGTCAGGCACTGAAGCTGATCGAATTGGGCTATGTCGACACTGGTGTGCTGGCGATTTGCACCAAA